CAGGCGAACCTCCACCACTTTTTGCTTTTTTCATACCCAAATATCAGAATTTATGTCTTATTATTGCAAACTACTTTATGAAGTGTCGATTAACTTTACGGATAGAGAAATCAAATTTCTCAAAGTATTAGCTGGAGGTAGACATTATCTCAAGGATATAGTAAAGCCTAATAGAAGCTCAGTTGCTCGATGGGGAAATACCCAAGAACAAGCAGACATGCTTGGAGTAATGGGTGAATATGGAGTCGCTAAATATCTCGGTTTGCCATTTGACACAACCATCAATCTCCAAGGTGATGGAGGAGAAACTGACATCTACTTAGGCAAGCTTAATGTGCAAGTCAAGTCCACCAAGTATAAGACTGGAAGGCTTGTCTTTAATAATAAGAAGGAGATTGCTGCTGACTTGTTTGTATTGTGCTACTGTTCCGAGCCTGAAATGTATATACAAATATTAGGATATATCAAGAAGGATTCAATTGACTCTGTTTCTGAAGTCAAAGATCTTGGACATGGTCTAAGAATTATTGTTGAGCAGAAACATCTGCTTCCAATTTCAGACTTGCTCAATTATGATAAGTCTTTGTAAGCTTAATGTAATTACTTGACTCCGGTTCTGCCAGCTTCCTTGGCTGACTCATATTGCTCTTTGCTCACAGGCCAAAGTTGATGCCTGCAATTATAGCCACCTCGATAGATAAAGATTGTGTTTGCATTAGTCCCTGACATTCTCCCTTGCCATCCTTTTAGGTTAGCCCAATCCCTTACCTGATCAGTAGTAAAGAATCTGCCTGTCCTTGCAGAGCAGAATGGTCTTGTGTCCTCAATTATTGTTCCGGCATAGAGATAATACTCTACACCTAAGTCCTCACTTACTGTCTGAATGTACTCTGCATTGAAGGCCATTACAGAGTCATTAGTTGTCTGCTTGATGTATCTATTTAAAAAAGGCAAATCCTCCGGTGTGCCTTCAATGAACTGCCTAAGAGTTTTGTTAAGTTCAGCCCTATTGCTTACTCCGGCAATGTTGCTCTTTAGGACTTCTTGAATGGCATTTCCAAAATTGTTTCTGATTCCACCACCTATAAGAGCATCCTTAGTAAGTTCAATATTGGTCTCAAGAATGGCTTTATAAAGTTCAGTTTTCGGGGAAAAGTCATCGAGAATAAGACTTAGATATTCATTAGATGCTTCAGCAAGTGCCTTGTAGCCATTAATGACAGCCACAACCTCTGTCTGATATGCTGCATTATTGACTATTGTATCAGCAATGTCTTTCTTTAGCTTAACCATCTCTCTTAAAGTCTTAGCCCTATCTTTAGGATTAAGACTTAATTCAGAGGCTAAATCAATTACTTCATTGCTAAGAGTCTTAAAAACTTTAGGCAAAGCATCAGCCATCCCATTCTCAATATCCAACTGAATTTGCTGGATTTTCCTGATGATGGCTAACTGCTTCTCTGTAGGCATTACATTCCTTCAGGCATAATGGGAACAACAGCAGACTTAATCTGAGCAACTTTGGCTGCTGCCATTGCATCTACTTGCGCCCTTTGGATATTGATAGGTATATCATACCACATCGCATTTTCATCTACTAATTGCATCACAAATGCTGGAAGATTAGCACTCAAGACATAATCTTGGAGAGTGCAACCTTGGCTGTTTAGTAGCAATGTCTTTTCATCAACTGTCCGATAAGGCAAAGGATCAAGCTGCTTAAGTATCTTAAGGTAAGACTGCTGGATTGAGTTCTCTCCATAAAGCTTCTCCACATAATCATTCTCAATGCCTGAAATAATCAATGGGTTAAAGTTGCCTTGTCTCGCCTTAGTAAGCATCTCACCAATCATGTCAGTAGTCATGACATCAAAGTCAGTAGGTACTGTAATCTGAGGCAATGCTGCTTTGACCTTGTCGCTATCCATTAAAGAGGAAGCAAAGAGGCTATTATATCTTTGGTAAAGAATGTGAAAGCAAACCTTATTGTAAACCTGAGCCAAGTGAACAGTTACAGAGTAGCAGAAGGTGTTTAGTTCCTTTCTGTCGTACTCCTTTGCAATTCCTGATTGAGCAGCAGGAATCTGACCAAGCAATTCCAAGCCTATTGCCTTAAACCCTTGAAACTCTTTCTGAACAATATCTTCTTGGAATAACCTGACAGTCTCAGTAGGTCTTTCAATATATCCAGCCGGAGGCACAGGTGGAACAATGGGATTAGGATTAACAGCCGAAACTCTATCAATGTTAATCTCCATCAATCCAAATGGACTGCTTGAGGCTCTTCCTGAGCCTTGGCAATCATTACATCCTACTCTCTCTTCCTTTCTGTTTGTCCTTTGTCCTGTGCCATTACAGGTCTTGCAAGGAGACATCTTTAATGCCCACTTCTGAGGCAGAGCATGCGTTGCCCAAAGGATGTTCAGGTCATCTGTCCGAAATAATACTTCATTCCAAGCAGGAAGGCAAGGAGCAAGCACTGAATCAAAAACCAAATGACCATCTTCCTCTTCATAAATAACGCTTCCAACCTTAACCACAGGGAGGTAGGAGAATTGATAAGGGAGAATAAAAACCTGGAAAGGATTGTCATAAGTATATTCATTGACTTGTCTAAAGAGGACTAAGCCCTCCATAGTAATGCACAAGAATTGATCCCATTTTTTGCGGTTCATGTCCTCGTAATCCTCAGCCTTAAAAATCACAAAAGATTCTTCCTCGAATATTAAATCCTCTGAGAAGATAGTTTGTGGGTAAGGCTTTGACCAATCTAATGTCGTTACCCCTGCTGGATTCTTAACAAAGTCTTCATAATATGGCAACACTGCCACAATTGCATTTGAGTCTTGCAGATATGTCTTTAAGAAGACATTGAAAGCCCAAGTCTCAAGGCTTCCAAACTTTGGCAAAGCATTCTCCACATAGAATTGCAATGTGTTGTCCTGCAATCCTATTCTCTCAGCTACACCAGTCTTTTTAAAATCAGATTCAAATGTAATCTTGAAGTCATCAGCTTGCTGAATCTTCTGTAAGAAGTTAAATACTCTTCCTGTGGCTGTGGTTGTTGGTGCTTGCCATCTCTGTCTTCTGTACTCCTTCATCCAAGGCTCTTCACTCGGATGTTGAGTATGGAGGAGTTTAGTTGGATACTCATTTTCAAAGTGATACTCTAACTCTTCAGCTTTTTCTCTCGCACATTCAATGTACTCCAGCTTGCCCTCACGGATCTCCCGATCCATAAGAGTTGAAAATAATTGTCCAATTAACTCCTCCATCCCTTATTTACTTAGTCGCAAAGAACATTAAGTGTGATAGTCTCCTGACCAAATACACAACCATACTCATTGGTTACAGTAACCGTGAAAATGTATGTGCCATCATAAGCCCCACCGCCAGGAGTCCAAGTTAAAAGTCCAGTTGTTGCATCAATTCCAAGAGCAATATCAGCAATAGGCTCACTTCCGCTAACCTCATCAATTGACCAACTTTGAGCAGGTGCGCCTGAAATTGCGCCAATGTTTAACACAGCAGAAAAAGTGGTTGATTCTGTTGCTCCACATCCACTTGTAATAGTGTTGCCAATGTAAGTGTTTCCTGAACCTGTGAAGCTGATGATGTAATATAAGCCCTCAAGGAATGTATCAGTGTCAAACTCATAAGGCAAAGGATTGACCTTAGAAACCCAGTTCACAGTCACCTCAGCCATCTGATAGGTGTTCAGTTCTGCTGTGATGATTGGATCACCAATTACAGTCACATAGTATCCTGAAGCATCCCAAATTCTGCCTGGAGTAAAATAGTAAAAGTCGTAATTCTGACTTGAACCAAGGATATCATTGTAGAATTGTACATTATTTTGTACAACTCCCTGCATATCCTGGTAAGTTAGGGTATGAGTCTTAGCAAGAGCCTTAGTATTCTGCATGCCTCGGCCTGCTGTTGTTGCAGTATCAGGCTTAGGCTTCTCTCCTGATGTGTTAAGGACTAAATATCCCTCACCATCAAGGTATCTCTCATAGAGAGCAGCAATCCATGAATCAGCAGTTGCCTTTTCAACGGAAGTAAGAGCAGATGACTTCTTTACATAGGCCACTGCAATGATTTTATTTTGGAACTCAGGATCACACAGAAAGTTCTGATAGCATCCTACATCCGGACAGGTTAATGAAAATATTGACATTTTGTTAGCAAGTTAAACAACTTGAGTTTTTGGGCTGAAAGCCCTGAAGAAGTGCCGAAAACTTGACCTGAGCCAAGGTTTCAAATGATGACTGTGTCGTGAAATCTTGAATCGTGGCAACATCAATATCTCCCTTCACAAAGATTGACTTATTGTTCCAAACTAAGTACGGATGTCGAGTGGCATCAACAAGCGCAAGCTGAGTCTGTTCATCAATAAAATCAGTATGCAAATCTAATGATAAATCTTGCTTGTTTTGTGGCCTTCTGTGAACTCCATTCGATTGCCTGTATAGATTTTCCTCAATTACAGGTTTTGCTCCTCCTCCATTAATTCCAAGCCTTACTCTTTGCTTCCAATCATTAAAGTACTCAAAGCCTTGAGCAATTGAATTGCTATTTGCCCAAAATTCAAGCATTGTAGAAAAACAATCAGAGGCATCAATGTTGATGATATTGCTTAATGAGTAAAGGTAAAAGCCTTCCTCTGTTTCGGCATATAAGCCTAAACGATAGCAACCAGTAGCAACAGCAGGGATTAATGTTGTGGCTTGGAATTGAGTTGGCCTACCTTGATTTTCAAAAATTGCTGGCTTAATAAAATATAAAGTTTCTCCCGATCCTTCATAATAAGTCCATGCGGTAATTGAACAGAAACAAACAGGAGCATTGGTAAAAGTGAAATAAAATTCAACCCTACCTGTATCATCTAACTCAACTACAACAGAAAGCCAATCAGGAAATGCAAGCCCTTCAACTACTGATTTAAACTCATTAAAGTCATCAGTGGTAATCCCATTTTCAGGGATTGTGGCAAGTATATCTCCAATTAAATCTCCATTGCAATCAGTTGCTTGAAAATTAACTGTATAAACTGGATTATAAACTGCATCAAACCAATCTTGGTAAGTACCTCTCACTCCAAAATTGGCATACATTCCATATTCAGTTAAAGTTACAACTGCTAAATCAGCCTCACCTACTTGCTGAATGAATTGTCCATCTTGAGTGAACAAGCCTACTGATGCTGTTGTAAGCCCTGTGAGATTTCCTGAATGAGATGGCACATTAAATTGCCAATTGTCTCCTGGTATTGCAGGCATAGCATAGAACTCAGGACTCACATAGCACCCCGAATTGAACTCCACAAACTCCATATCATACCACTCATCATAAAGCCACTGATAGCTTAATAATGGCAAGTAAGGCAATGGAGTCGTTGATGCATATCCATTAAAGTAAGAATCATCTGAAGTGGTATCACTAACAAACCTCTGCCAGAGCCAATTCGTATCAAGCCTGCCAATCATTAACAAGCTTCTGTCATCTCTATACAACAAGCAGAAAACCCTTATGTAAGTACCTGATACAATTGTAAATGAATCAGTCCAACCATCAGGAACAGTAAATGTATTGAAGTAAGCCTGAATCAATGTCTCATCAGTTTCTGTAAAGCTGAAGTTAATAACCTTCTCCATTAAGCTGATGCAATACCTATCCTCAGCAGTTTGAACTGCAAGATTAAATGTCCTTGCATTCTGCTTAGGCAATGTGTCAGCAGGAAGCCTTGTAGGATTGCCTGAAGAATCAAGCTGCCAGTTCTTGCCTCTTGCAAGTCCACTTGTGGCAATGCCCGTAATGGAATCATAAGAGTAAGTCATTGGGAAGAAGGCTGAACCATTCTGATCAACAATCTGCAATGCCCGATTAACCTCTGCCTCAACTGGAATGGCTGAAAAGTCAAAACTGCCTGAGTAACTGCCGGGAGTAAAGGCTATGACATTGGCATTTAAAACCTCCTTAGTAGTGAAATTAAAAAAGCCATTGATAGTCACAACTTGACCATTGTCTGTTTCACTTAAGTCAGCATTCCTGATATTAATGTTGTACTCATAATTCGGAATATCAAATATTGTTTGATAGGTCAATGTAAAGCCTCCAAAGTAAGGAGAGATATTAAATGACTCCATCTGACCTCTAACTCCTGCAACCAATTGACTTAAGGTCTTTCCCGGAAAGAAACCAGGCAACCAAGCATCAACAGTCACTGCTAATTCATTAAGCAGATTGGAAGTGATTTGGTTGTCAGGATAGAACCCTGCATTCCAAGCAGGCTCAAATCGGTAGAATGAATTAGGCATTTAAAAAGTGTTAAATCTGCCTTCAGAATCTGCCCAAGTTATTTTGCTTGTTACGAAATCAAGAATGATTACTGGCTCATTCATCATGGCAATATAAAAATCA